ACCCAAGGGCAGGCAGTTCGTTCCACTCGGCTATGATGGTCTTGTATCGTTTGGTAAGCCCCTTGGCGGGCATTTCTCGGACGAGCGATACATCCACCCCCTCCACTATCGCCACGACCCCTGCACGCTTGTCATAGTCCGTGAGGACAGCGCTGAACTCCAGCGCTGCGATGCGTTGGAACTGGTCAATGGTCAGGTCTTGGAGTTTCATTTTTGGAAGTACCATTGCTGCGTGCCTGGGACAACACCGTGCCGTCCCCCAAAGTATTCGCCCACCGCCTTCACGACCCCTGGCCATCCCTCCGTGTAGTCGTCCCCGCAAATAAACCCTCCCCGCTTGACCTTCGGGAACCAAGCCTCCAGGTCCGCAAGCACGGGTTCGTATTCGTGGGCCGCGTCGATGTAAACGATGTCAAATTCGCCCTGCTTAAATAGTTTGGAGGCAGCAATGGAATCGCAGTTGTGGTCCTTGATTTTGTCGCTTATCGGGGCGATGTTCTGTTTGAACGCTTCGTAGGATGGGACCGAGTTGCTGGCCTTGTGTTCGGGCGAACCCTCAAAGTGGTCAACCGCTATCAACTTATAATTCTGCCCCCTGCTGACAAACACCTCGTCAAAGATGGCCGTGCCTCGTCCGAGGTAAACCCCGATTTCAGCCATGACGATGCGGGGCTTGGGGGGTAAGGTGTCAAGGATGAATTGAAGGAGTTGTCCTTGCCATTCGGGTCTGGACCAACCGTAGATGTGGTCGTGCTTCATCGTCTAAATATTTCCTTGATGTCCCTGCTTTGGTTGGAATAGTTGTTGGTCAAGTGATACACCTTGCAATGGTCCGCAAGTTCGCCGTTCTCATTCATCTCCAGCATCGGCTTCAATTCCAAAGACCAAATCGGCAGGGATGCAAGGGATTCCCGATAGAGGCCATTATTCGGTATCATCTGCAACGCTTGCGGGTTGCGGCTCAACACCTCGGCAAGCCGCTTGCTACTGAACATCCAAAAAGCGTGGTAGTTGATGTAATACGGAAGGCTTGCGTAGGTCTTACCGTTCCACTCCCGCCACATATTCGGTGTAAGATTGAATGTAATGTCGGGGCTAAATTCGCCTTCCTTGTCGGGATAGGTTTCAATCCGAGTAAAGGACGGGTACAGGTTGTCCTCGAACATCGGGTCAAACTGCTTGGTGAAGTTGACAAACCCCTCCTTGGGTAGCATCATGTCGTCCTCGAAGTAGGCCACCCAGTCAAAGTGCCGATACACCTCCGCAATCCTGTTGCGGTGCTTGCTGGTTAGTTCCCAAGGGTGTCCCATGCTGGTATGGGCGTGGAAGGTCACGGGAAGGTGGGCGAGTTCGTGAATGGCTTGCGGATCGTTGGTGTCCACGAAGATGTCCGACTGAACGGGGTAGGACTTGATGGCCTCAATGACTTTGGTCAAGTTCTCCACCCTGTTCGGATGGTGATGGTAGGCGATATTGGCAAGTAGTTTCATGGCTTTACGATATACCAAGAATCGCTTTGCGGTTCCTCGGTGGGTGTGAACTCATGGCCGAAATCAACAAGGGCTTGGGCCACTCCCGAAAGGGAACGGTCATGCCCGCAAAGGATTCCTCCCGACTTGATCTTGGTCCAGTAGTTCGTGATGTCATGGCTTGCCCATTTGTGGGAATGGTCCCCGTCGATGTAAACAAAATCAAAGGCTCCATCGGGTAGCAGTTCAAGTGCCGCATCCGAGTAACGCTTGATATGCGTGAATCGGTCTGCAAACGGCTCCAAGGCCCGCATGGTGATTCCTTCCCGTTGGTGCATCGAATCGGCAGGGATATGGCCATACCAGTCGTTATAGCCTTCAAACGGGTCTATGCCTGTGAGGTGTAGATTGGGGAACTTGGTCAGCAGTCGGACTGCGTTGCCCCCTTCCCATAATCCAATCTCAATGCCTTGGATGGGTCGGTCGGTTGGAAGTAGTGCGTACATGGTTAGAATGTGATGACGAATTTGCTTGGGTCGGGCCATCCTGGGTTCGGGTCGAATACAACGGTGTTGGGTTTCTTCCCAATCCAATGCTCCCCCTGGTAGCGGTGTTCACGGAGCGGTTCACCGAGTTCACGGATGTGGGAGGACTTGGCCCACCAAAAGTTACCACCGAAGTAGGGGTAACCGTCGGGGTTGTTGTGGTCTGCAATTTGGGGGAACTGCTCGGTGGTGAGCCAATGGCATCCAACCGCATCCACTTTCTCCAGTTCCGCAAGGCAGCGTTCCCATGCGACGATGGTAAAGAATATCATGCTGCGCCCCCATAGTTGGGCGACCAAGGAAGGATTTGCAGAACCCTTCGTATGCCCGTACAGGTAGGCGGCATCCTCGGTTTGGCTTGCTCGGTACATCTCGGTGAGGGTCGCTTGCTCCCAAGCGTTTGTCCGAGTGACCACGACCTTGACCTTTGCCGCCACGAGGGAATTGTCCAGGATTTCCTTGACCGCCTTCCGCTGCTCTGGTGGACCGACGATGCCCACCCGAATCTCGTCCAACTGTTCAATCAGCCCGTAGTTACAGAGGGCCATCATGTGCTGGTTCATGATTAACTGCCATTGGCCGCCGCCGCCGCAATAGATGTGGTAGTAGTGGATGAGTTTCATTGCACAAGGAGGGTTAAGATGCAGCCGATGAAGACCAAGGCCAGCACGACCCGACCGATGGCGAGGGCGAGGTCAAGGATGGATTCAAGGTTCATGGTCAATCTTTAAGATAAAGCCACGAACAGAAAAGGAGTATAGCCAAACAAAGAACAGAAAGAACAGCAGCGTCCTCGTTTGATATTGGAGCGTCGTTGTTGTAAAACACGAAGTATTTCATGCCCCAAAGTTACACCACCAAGTACTTCCCCGAGTTGCTGACCGCCAATTTGTTGAGGGCCACATATCGCAGCGCATCGCAGGCGTGGTTGTAGGAATCAATCGGCACCCCCGTGTCCTTGCCGTCCTTGTCGGTCGCCCAAGTGTAACTGCGGAGTTCTTTGATGAGGTTCACGGAATCCTTGGTCACATGAAGGTTGAACCGCTTCACGATGTCAATCCCCTGCCTGACCGAATCGGGTCCCTTGGATGCGGGCTTGATGTTGAATCCGAGGCGGTAGATTTCCTCGATGCTCTTGGGTTCTGCAGAATCGGCTACAATCTCCCAAGCCCTTGTAATGCCGAACTCCTTCAAGCGGGTTGCGATGTCGGAATTGGTCAAGCCCCGATGGTAGAGCAGTTCGTGGACAAACAAGTCGTCACCCCTGCGGTACACGGCGACCAAGGCCGTAGGGTCTGCGCTGAAGCCCCAGTCAAGCCCGTAGGCGACGAATTTCATCGTGGATGGGTCAATACCCTCAACCACCGTGTAATCGCCGTAGATGGCCCCCTGTAGCGTTCCTACCTGACCGAGGCCGTACACCTTCCACCAATTGGCCCAGTAGGCACTCGTTTCGGCTTTGGTACGGTTCAGTTCGATATCGTTGCGGATGGTGTCGGGAAGAGCCTCGTTGTCTTGGTATGTGAGAATCAGGAACTCCGCATCGGATTCGGGCAAGACCTCGGTATGCGCCCAGAACTCATGCGTGGGGTTGAAGTCGATGTATATCTCCTGACTTGTACGAATCGCCAACTGGTAGTAGGAATCGAAGTCGATGTTGTTCGCCTCGTTGATGTAGAGGATTTGCCGCCTTGCCCCTCGGAGCCGTGCCTCGGAATCAGCGGAGAAGAACTCGATCGTGGACCCGTTGGCGAAGTTGTATTGCAGCAGGGTCTTGTTCCACCTGTCGGGAACCCATCGGTGGGTCCATTGCATAATCTTGGCGAAGTCCTTTATCGCACCCCTGCGAAGGTGAGGCACAGATTCGGACACCACCGAAATCTCCGACTTGGGATGGCGGGCTGCGTGGTCAATGAGGACCGCCAATATTGCAAGTGTTTTTCCTCCCCCGCCCGTTAAAGCGGGGGCAAGCATCCAGCGGATGTCCCGCCCTGAATTACCTTCTTTCGGGCAGTCATCCGCCGTATTCGGCTGATTGCTGTTGTGTAACTAAACATAACTCCATTTAAACCCGTAGGCTGTTCTATACTTGGGTTTTTGCTTGCAGCACCCAATTATCCCAAAACTATTAAAGCCCAAAACCCTTTTTATTTCATTGATTGATGGCCAAATGCCTACAACATCACCCGTCTTGCAATCTACCTGCTTGACCGACTTTGAGCATTTGGAGTCCGCTCCAGCCCTTCTTTTTTGAAGCCCCTCCCTAAATGCGTGCTTTTGGTTTTCGCTTGATGTAACCCATTCAAGGTTTGATGCGTGGTTGTTGGCCTTGTTTCCGTCAATATGATTGATTTCGGGCTTGTTTTCGGGGTTTGCTATGAAGGATTGAGCAACGAGCCTGTGAACAAAAAAGTATTTCCTTTTTCCACCTTTAAACAATTTGCAAGCAATGTATCCCCTTTGGGTCTTCTTTAAGGAAATAGCCCGCTTTTGTGAAAACGATGGGTTGGAACTCAATCCTTTTCCCAAACTATAAACAACGCCTTCTTGGGTGATGGAATACAACCCATCATACCCACTTATTTCTTTTTCTTCCATAGTGTAAAGATAGTGCTTTACACCCAATAAAAACCCCCTTGGTATATTAAACTCCATCGCCGAAAAGCGGCTGCTCGATGGTGATGCTGGTTTCCTGCTTCTCAACCAACCCGTTCAACCGCTGCGTGATGGAGGGGTTGTAGAACGAGAGCATCCCACCTATGATTTGGTCTTCTCGGATTTCCTCCCGAATCGCACGGCAGATAAC